GGAGTTAACCACGCCTAGTTCGCGTCTTGAAGAAACCGAGAAACTCAGAGTTAACAACATTCTGAGTATAGTCCCGCCAAAATGCAGGCGGTTTGAATCTGAAGCCCTCAAAGTACGGGCGACAGACTCTAACTATTTTTGGGACGGTTTCATAACGAAGGGTAAACGGCTGTGCGGAAGTGGTACCCCGCATCGCCGCCAACACTAGAGCATTTGCATACTCTACTTCACCAAGGCGAACAGGATCGGGAGCAGACTTTGAGGCAATCTCAGTCCACATCCAATTCTGATAACCACTGTGCCAACGAACGTTGGGACAGTTCATAGCTACATCTAGTGGCACGCTAAAAGCAGTGTCACCAGGTTCACGGCCAGGTCGGAGGTAAGAACTACCTCCGATAGACCGCGCCACGCTGCGAAAGTCTTCGAAGAAGACCTCGCAACGCGGAGAACGTAGCGTTGAATTATGAAGTGCAAACAACTGGCGTACATCGACCAGCGGTTTCGCAAAATGCACAGGACGTACGTCCTGCCCCTCGTACCAATCTGCACCACAGCTCTCACGGAAGGGTCCAAAGAGGAACGTCTTGTCGACGTTCGTTCGGAAACCTAACTCTCGCAGCAATTCTACTACGAGAAGAGCTTCGCTCTGCCTAACGATAATGTCGTCGCCGTAAACGGCGATTTCATCTCGAGGGGCCTTGCAAAGTCTTGATGCTGTATATCCCACGGACGCAAAAATCAACGTCTGAAGTGGGAAGCAGAAGCCATTACCCATGCTGCAGAATTTCTCGTACTGATTAGGTACGGAGGACCCTGGCAACATGTACTGGGGAGACCTGATAAAACACAGGAACTCGAACCAGTCAGGCGGGAGCAATTCCCGAACGACCTCGTACGCAAGGCTATCACTAGCCGCTGAGAGGTCTATAGTGACAAAAGGGTTAAAACCGCCCAAGGAACCCATGCGAGCAAGTCGCTGGTTCCGAGTTTGGTCAGACAAGTCAAAACCGGATGCCCGAAGGCATTCGCGGAGATAAACATCTGTCCCCTTTTGTATATACCCGTTAAGTAAAGGCTCGATGGCTATACTACGATGAGTTTTTGCCGTTTTTGGTACAAAACTAACATTGTTATAGTCAACGCGCTGTACCTTTGCTCGCACGATCCGGCCAAATTCGGCCTTATCGTAGCACTTCATTGCACCCGGGAGGATGCAATCGCGAAGTTGGGCGTTAGCCCATAGCATTGGCATAGCGTACGGAAGGGCACCTGGAGTGGCGGTCCAATGTTGCGCAAATACCTTGCGCGCAATATTGGTTTTATTCCCGCCTATCAGGAGTGAAGCCCCCGACGTGAAGTCGCACTTTTCACCGATCGATGCAATATCCGGCTTTTCGCCGATGACCGATACGATAAACTCGCGCATGTAGGTTTTAGCCTGCATGTATTTATCGAAGCACTTTCGCTTCGCGCGATACTTTTGATTTACCCGCTTGCACATGTGCTCGGCTGCCAAAAATTTCTTGACAGCCGTGCCCTCGGGGTCCAACTTAGGGACCTCGTTTGCGCTAAAGGGGTATTTCTTAATAAGTGCGGCGAGCTGATAGTCAACAAAATAACTTGTTGGCGAGTCGTACAACTGTGGACTCGGCCTATCAGCCCACTCAAGTAGCGATGCGTATCGACGCGCCCGAAGGGCGCCGAGGAGGTAATCGCTATCTGAGTGGGACGTCGAACTAATAGCTGCCCGCAAAAGCTTATTATAAGCTTCAAGGGGCCTAATCGCGAGAGTGGTGTCCACCCTCTTAGTACGATTTGGGAAACGCATTTTCGTATCTCCTCAATAAATGAATGTACTAAACAACAGCTCCATCCACCATATACATGCAAATGTTGAACAAGCATGCAGTAGTGGGCAGGACCATCAACGTAGACGCTATCTTCGCAGCCGCAAAACAAATTGCGGCAGCTAGGATTGCCTGGACGCTATTCTTAGCCATTGCACGTCTCCTTAGTAAAGCAAGTGTCACACGAACCCCGAAGGGGTATCTAGAGGACAATTTGCTGTTTCAGGAGAACAGTGTCAGCGGCCGCGGTAGCGAGCCAAGCAGCAGCATCGTCGAGGACGGCTTGCTGTTGTGCGAACACCGATCCGGCAGGCACAGAAACTTCAATACGAAGAATCATGTCGCCGATATCGATGGTGCCATTGGTCAATGTACGCGTGAGTTTAAAGAACGCACGTCCTTTCCCAGCGGAAGTGGCGGTTACTATCGGCGGTTTACGCCAACAGTCGACCATATCCTTATGAGAAAAGGTGTTCGCAGTTCCCAGGTATCGATAAGAATCTGGGCTGCGAGCAGTATCGCCCGTATATGTAAGGGCGCCAACGGTTAATGTCATAAATGACTCCATGTAATGATGGTTGTGTAACGGTGAAGGTCCAGGGCTACTAACGAGAGCGATTAAGCTGCCGAGCAATAGCTACCAGATCGGTTATCTGACTTACGTCCAGAGGAGCGAGCATTCCCGCAAGGGATCTCGCCCATGGTGCCGCGGTCAGGCCGATACTGATGCCTGGGGTCCTAGATGTAGTCTCTGTAACAAGGGATTCGCTACAGTGACCAGGGTTAAGGATTGTGTCAGCGGCATCGTCAAGACTATAGATAAAACAGTCCGACGACGTTCGCTTAACGTCCTTAATTACTGTCCAACTCGCCAGCTCCCTCACCCTATACTTCGGGGTGACGGCTTTAACATAGTCACCTATGTTAAAGAACCAATCGGCTATAAAACTATATGGGAGCAATTCCCACATAGCAGTAGGTATCTGTTGGAGGTGAGTGCCATATACATCGGCACTAAAATGCTCCTCGTACAGAACGCCACAACGAACGTCAACAGTCTGGTTAGTAACCCCAGTCCGTCGAGCGTTCGCTGCATATCCATTACCTTCAATGGTAAAGGATTGGCTACCTGATGTGTGAGCTTCCCCTCGCGCTGTAGAGCGCTTGGGTTTGCCCACAGACATCCTGCCGACCGCTTCTCCAATCTTTTGCGCATCATATACAAGAGGCCTCACCGCATAGCGGTAAGAAAGCCACTGATCCGAGACAAAATCAAAAACTGTCTTAGACTTGTACTTGAGGGTCGAATTTTTCTTCGACCGCATCCTTTTAAGGAAATCAACATATCCTTTAAGGGGATTGCGAAAAAAGTGGAGTGTCTCATGGAGTTCACCAACGAAGGTTAAACCATCGAAGGTGGGGGAAGCGATATTTCCTTTCGCTTGAGTCCCCGCAGTCGTCAATAAAGACGATATGTCCATGGGTACAATGGCATGACCGACAACTCCGCCCATCCTATCAATAGCATAAAAGCCATCGTAGGTATCGTCGAAGTTTTGTGTGCCGGTCCCGTAGTTGTGGAATGAAAATCCACCCGGAGTCATCGTTCTTTCCCATTTCTCTTTTGACATGGGATTGTTGAAGACTTCGCCATTAGCACTTCTTTCTTTGAAACCAGGAACAATCATGTCCGTCATGCTTTCCCGCGAACCGTATGTAAAAGGTCCGTTTTGGTAGGCAACTTGACTCGACGAGTTTGACGATGGTGGGCCAATTACATGCCTATTCAAAGTCATTGTCGAGTCGGTGACGTGTGTGTTGTTCTTTACTCTGGTTCTCATAGGAAGCGCCTCGCGTATAGCTAGGTAAAGTTGAAAGGCCGAAAGGCCCAGTCAGGGTAATACCTGACCTAACACTTAGTCGCAGATAGAGCAAAACCGTAACAGTGACGCACCTAGTGCGTTTGTGAACGGCGTGATATCAGTCGGTCGGTGTGTTAGTATTTAGACTCCCCCCCGAAAGGGGCAACTAAACGCAAAATGTACAGGTCACAATGTAAGACACCGTGACTATACAAGTGAGCACTAAGATCGACGCCAAGAAATTAATACTAGGCATCGTTCGAAGCACCCTCACTATACATCTCGTGACTCTCGTAGCCGCAAATGGCCACGAAGATCGCGAAGTTATGAAGCGTGAAGAAGCCCTCAGGTGCATCCACTTTACCAGATCGATACCAGAGCGTAAGGAGACGCCCGGCGATTGCTAGTAACTGAGCTTGTTGCTCAACGCTAAAATCGTTAAGGCATTTATCCATACATATTTACTCCGGTTAAAGGTTAGGTTTTGTGGA